CTACATGGAGTATATATATTTGTACTTGCTCCAGTCTCACGTTGAACAAATGATATTTCTCCAAAACTATCTACATCAATTCCATTTGCATCTGTTAAGGCTGTTACAGCCATACATTTTTCTTTTAAGTTTGGAGGAAGTAAATTAATAATTTCTTTTGCCCCAGCTTCACACCAGTCTTGAAGTGCAAGATCTTCAGTACTAGCAAATCCTGTTAAAGCATCAACTTGATTTTTAATGCTCTCAGCCATCTACCATTTACCTCCCATGCTTTCAACAGATTCTTGCATAGATTGGGATGTAAATTCAACTTGAGTTTGACCAGACCATGTTGTTCTCATATTAACATGATTCTTTGTATTATTAAATTTTCTTCCAAAAGTGTACCCACACTCACATTTAATCGTCTCAGCTATCGGAAAGACAAAATCCGTTGAACTCTTGCATTCTTTGCAATAATATGTCCTTGTTCTTTTCATTTCTTTCTTTCTTCTTTTTTGCTTTAAACTTTTTATTTAATTTTTTCTTTTCGTACTCATTATTCTTATATCCCATATTACAATATTTCGCTTCTATCCCTTGCATCTGTCATTGGCAAATCACCATGCTGATTAATATATTCAAGCATTGATAGTGTTGCAGGATTTACAGAATCCTTCTTAATAATGAACTCACCACCTTCAGCTTCAATTGGTATTCCCCCTTGTGCATGAGAGTTACCTTCAAGAGCACCACCACCAGGATATTTTTTAAAATCTTTTTTACCAAACATACATTCTCCTTTATTGAGGGATTTGGGAGAAGCCCTTTATACGACCTCTCCCCAGTTCCCAATAACTGTTATCCGTTAGGATTATTCATCAATCAGTATCAGTGAATAGAGCTGTTCCATCTGTATCTGCATCATCAGAGTAGATACATCCTGAAACCATCCATTCATCGGCAGTTATTTTCATAACCTCAATCCATGAACCTTTTTCACCACCTGTATCAGCAAGGTTACCATCAAGAATGATGTTACAGTCATTCGCTGCTGGAACTACTGCATGCCCATAGCCTGCTGTAGTAGAAGCCAGTATGACTCCACCAACAAAATCATCACCACCTGAGTCTGCGTTATCGCCTGTTGAAATTGTATATGCATTATCATTTGTTGTTTGCACAATAAATTTATAATGACATCCAATAGAACAATTAGCATCTGTAGGTAATGTTACTGTTACAGCAGATGTTGAATTTAATGCAAAAACCTTACCACTATCATCTTGTGAAAGAGTTTTTGATGCATTAATAAATTCAAATCCACCAACACTTGCGTCAAAGGCATTACTATTTGAATTTAACTTATCACTTCTCATTTTAGATTGCCTCCAAGTTTATGACTGCGTGAGTTTCAGGAAGAGATACTTCAAGACCAGCTTCGGTCAATATCATATCTTTTCTTAAATCCTCATCAGCCTGTTGAACATTAGTCGTAATTGAAGTATCACGATTAACACCATTACCAACAAGAGGTCTATATGAAACATGGTCAAGGTCAACAAAACACATAAGTCCTGAAGAATTGTTTCTAAACAATGGCTCTTTTACAAGCGTACAATCACCATGGGCAGTCTCAATTTTCATTACTTTATGTCCAAATGCACCTTTAGATGCTTCAAAATTATACTGACTCTTTGAAGCTGTTAAACTTCCTTCTGCAAATCCACTTATTTTATTGAAGTGAGAGATTACAGGAAGAGAAGCTAAACAAAGCTTACTTGAGCTTCCACCACGAGCTGGGTCATACATAACTTCAAATGCACCAAGTAAATTGTCATATGTCATTTCATTTGTTGCCCATCCACCTAAGTATGGAGCACCTTCAACATAAGAACCGATACTTCCAGCACCTGTGTTTGTGCCATTCTGTAAGATATGACCAACAATACCTTCAGTGTATTGTATTCCACCTTGAGAGCCACGCATACCAAATAGCATTGCACGTTCAATATCAACTTTATGCTCACGTAACTTTAGATTCCAAAGACGTTGCCATTCATCAGCATATCCACGATATACAGTTGCACGAGCAGTGTTTGACATCTCACAAGCTGTTTTAAAGATTTGGGTATAACCATAATCGTTATCTAGCTCTTGAGACCATACATCAGGTGCACCTGAACCTTGCTCGAATGATGTACCAATTACTACGCAATCAGCATTATCATCAAGTGTAGTTGTACTTGAAGCACCAGCAGTAGCAGCGATGGTTTTAACAACAATTGAAGTATCAGCAGAATTTTGAGTAACAGATTCAATACGACCAGTTGCTCTTGTAATAGATTCTGTATCAGCACCACCATCCAAGTTTACATTTTGAGCAAACTCAACAACCATACCTTTGATAAGCCAATCAACAGTTGCATCTGAGCCACTAGATTGCACATCTACAAGAACTGTAGTATTCCCACCTGGGGCTGCTAATGTTTGTGCACCATCAACTTGAAAGCTTCGGTCAGTAATTGCAATTTTTGTTCGATCTTCCAAGAATCGGAATTGCGAATCCGATGTTGGAACTTTACCTACTTTTGACAAATATACAAAAAACGGAGACTCGTCTGGAGCTAAATCTGCGACCCTATCACTAAAGTCATACAGCCTTCTTGATGGTATAGTACTATCAATAACTGCACCAGGAGTTCCGAATTTTACTTGTCCACTATTATAAGTAGCCATTATTTCTCCTTAGTTTATTTTAATACATTAGTGCGTCCCCCAGCATTGACAATTCCTTCCCACATTGCATCAGCATCAGATTTGGGCATTTGAGGTTTTTCACCTTGCAATACACCACCTACTTGCTGAGGTTGATTCTGTACATTACGTACTTGGTCTAATGGGCTTTCTTGTCCTTCATTTGCTGGAGCACCGTTAACAGCCTGCCACATTTTGATTACGTTATCCAAGCCATACTCAGATGGATGTTTATCAGCAAAATCGAAGAATGATTGAACTTGTTCATCGTTCATTCCTTTTGCTTTAAGCTGAGCATTTAAATTTGCCCTTCCAGTTTCTTGACGAATACCTTGAGTAGCTTGGGTAACAGCACCATCAATGGTTTGCTGTAGTTCTTGCATCCTAAATTTATAAGATGCAGATGTTGGGTCATTATAGGCTTCCCATGGGTCAAACTCATCAGGCTTAATCGTTACTTTTTCATTGGTATTTGGTTGACCATCGACTGTTCCCTTTAATCTTTCAATTAAATCAGGTCGTGATTCCAAAAACTTGCCAACTTCTTCGTATTGTTTTAGCTTTTGATTTTCATTATAGAGTTTATCCTTTTCAGATTGGAAGTATTTTGCTTGTTCTTGCCAATCAACAGGATTCTCTTCATGTGCTTGTCCTTCATCTTGCCCTACAAATTGCTCGGATTGACCAAGTTCATCTTGAATTTGATTTCCAATTTCATTTGCGTCCATTTTATTTATCTCCTTGTTTGCTATTTCTCTTATCTTTTTGAGTTTCACTACGTTTCTTTTGCTCTGTGGCTAAACGTAATTTCTCGGATTCGAGTTTAACAGCATTTGAAAGTCTTCCGACTTGTAGTTTCTGGTCAGCTTTGCTAGAAGACTCTGTCTCCTTAAGTCGACCTTTGAATTTTTCAACTTCAGCAGTTTTACGGAGATGAACTGCTTCTCTATCTCTAGTCTGTAAATCACCAGATAATTTTTTAATTTGTTTTTGAGCTTGTTCTAGTTGACCTTGTAATTGAGTAATAAGATCAGTTCTTTGTAGAACTCCTGCTTTATCAAATATATCGGTTTTCTTTAATGCCTCTACTTTATCAATTAAACCTGCTTGATAGGCTTCCATGTAAATATTCCACTCACCCCATTTATTGGAAGGCATAGTTGAATTTCCAATAACACGAATATCGAATTGACCTACAGAAATATCATTTTCAATTGATTGAAGTTCCATGGTCTTGTCATCATATAAGCGCTTATTAATTGTATATTCATTTAAGTCATTATTAGGCTGTACAATTCTAAATGTTTTCTTAAAACTATAGTGAGATTTAGCCAAATTATAGATTACACGTCCAAGTCTTTTCAATGAACCTTCGATATCACGAAGTTTTGATTTTGAACGTCTTTGACCAAAGTCTTCAAGCATCATTGTTGCTGATGATGTTTTTGGAGCTACTTCAGCATTTCCTTGCATCATCTCAAATATACCCATATTTAAATCAATATATTTTTCAATCATAGCAGGTAACTGTAATATCGAACCTGCGAGTGGTTGTGGAGCTGGGAAATGAGGTTCGCCTAGAGATGGGTCATATTCAATAGTTGCGTTTGGATTTGCCCAATCTTTTTCTAATTGCTCAATATCATCAACAGATCCTTCAGGGACTAAAAGCTTTAATCCTGCAGATGCTTGTGCATGAGATGTTATTAAAGATAATACTTTATTTAAATATATCTGCGAATCTTTATTCTTACGAATATCACTCATAGGATAAGGAGTATTAGTCCATATATTTGGTACTGGTACGATAGGGTATACATCAGTATCCAGTACTCTTTCATATAAAACAATTTGCCCAACAGTACAAGTTAACTTAATTCTTGTTTGCATAACTTGAGCAATGTCAATCATACCCTTTTCGACTGCTAATTGCATTCTTTCATCTTGAAGTAAAGTTTGCAGTCTATTATCATCAAGTATTTGTTCATCTCCAGATTGCATATCAATAACACGATAATATGGCATTTTAACTTTTGAAAATGATTCGATTAATCTATATTTTTCAGAGCCCTCTCCTGTATCTTTATCTTTAACAATATCAGGAGTAAATCGTTTTTTTAATTGAGATTGAGTAGAATCAGGATAATCTTCTTCAAGATAGTCATTCCCTTCAAGCTCATCAATTAAAGCTTTACCCTCTTCATTAACTTCAGATAATTGGGGATATAAATCTATTAATTGCATTTTAGTCATGATGGTTGACAGCATCATTCCAGCAGCATCATCAAACCAACGACTACGAGAATTAGGGTCAACTACAACACGGAATGGATCAACATAGGTAAATTTAACTTCACCTCTACCATAATCAGCTTCAGGGTCTATATAGCTATAAAAATAACCTAAGCCTGTAACAGTATAATCGTGAATGGTTTGCTTGAATGTTTCATCTCCATCAGATATATCCCAAACATACTCTAGGATTCCTTTCCATACATTTGCCATCCTTGTATCAGAATCCTCTCTGCCAACGGCAGAAAATTTTGGAGGTTTAGAGGTAATAATAGCTTTAAACTGCTCAATAGCAGAATAAAGTCTATCCAACGCAAGTGAAGACTGGTTTCTTTCGTCAAGTTCATTGACTTGGGCTTCAGACCAGTGATTCCCTAAATAGAAATCTATGTCTTCTCTAGCCTGTATATCCCAATCTTTTCTTGCGTCAGACCATCGTCTCCATAGTTCTTTTATCTCTTTTACTCGAATATCTTGTTGAATCATAGAGGAAAATATACTAACTGTTTACTATTTAATGCAAATCAACGTCTTGCACCAGTAAGCCAATCGTAAACCTTTCTTGTTTGTGTATAACTGTTATCTTTATTTCCTTCTTTCATTTTCTTCTTCAGCGACTTGTTACCCTTAGCAAACTGTGTAGACAACCAGAAGGCATCAATGCAATCATCATGAGAACCTTTAGGAAAGTCTAATAATTCCCCAATAAACTCATGCATATTCTTTTTTAAATGAACAGCTCCTTGTCTAAACTTTGGTTGAAGTCCCTCAAAAAGCCTATCTTTTTTCTTTTGGTTTCCATATCCTTTAATCCCTTGATTGATCCCAGGAATGAAAATACCTTCACTTTTACTTCTTTTTTGAACATAATCCCTTAACATTTCTTGATAGGCAATTGTTTCAATATTAACTCTTTTTACAGGTGAATATCGTTTAACGATTTTAAATATCTCATCTGCACAGTCCATCGGCAACACTCTGTTTCTCCAATATTCAATAATGTAGTAATCAAAGCTAGCAGTGACCCCAATAACCATAATAACACTATAGTCGTTACGAGCACCAAGTGTCGAAGCTGGATCAACACCAATATAAATATTGACAAATTCTCTGCTTTTATCGTCGAATTGTATATACCAACTTTGGGCTTCTTCATCAAACTTACAATGTCCTTTATATAATCCATCCGTAATATCCTCTTCACTAAATATTTGGTCTTCAGGAGATTTCGCTTGATTCATATACTCCTGATAAAACTTACTTGGAGTGCCAGAATCTATATAGAATTGTTTTCTTTCTTCTAGTTTCTTAAC